GATTTTATTAGGTGTTGGGTTTTGTATTTGTTCTTTAGTTAATATTTTTCCTCCTACTAATTCTAATTCTTCTGTAGCATTAAACAGTTCCCATAATTTTTCAACATATTCATTCATTGCTTTAAAGAATGGGATTTCTCTATATTCTTTAAATACACCTCCATATAATTGTTTAAATGTTAATTCTTTAGATTTAGCGTATTCCTCATTAGTTAATTCTTCTTTATTAAAATACATTTTACCTAACTGATTATGTACTGATTCTCTGTCTAAGGGAAATCCTATTAAATTAGCTAATATTCTAACGTGATATGCATCATAATCAAATTCAAAAAACAAATCATTTTTAGGAATAAATGCAGTTCTTGAACCATCATTTTTATTTAAAGCAGCGAAGTTAACGCCGTTAAAAGAATTAGTTGGACGAGTGGTTAAATTATAAAGATTATATTTAGTATGCACTGTTTCTCCATGAATAAACCATTCTTTTTCGTTATATTTAAAATACTTATTAAAATAATCTGTGTGGATTCTTAGTCCTTGTTCCTCTATTAGTTTAAATACTTTAGGGAAAGTGTCATTATAAAATTTATTTATTTCTATTGGTAATTTTTCTTTAATTTCATTAAAAATTTCCTCTTCAGTTTCATAATGTTTAGATATTGGCACTAAAGAATTACAAAAAGGTAAATAAGAATATTTGTGATAAATGCTTTCTCTAAATCTAGAATAATTTGGGGTATCATAAGGTATATCTATTAATTTAGGCGAATCAAAATAATATAAACATTCTTTTTTATTTATAGTATAGATTTTTTCATATTTACTCTCTATCCATTCTATTACTTTATTAAAATCTAACTTAAACGCTTCAGAGTGATTAATAGGGAATATATATCCTTTACCTTCAAAAGTTCTAAAATATATTAAACAAGGTGAAGTTAAAGCAGAATGATATTCATCATTCATAGGAATGATTCTTATATAACATTCATTACCTGAACAATGTAGTCTGTTTAGTTGTTCCTCTGTCTCAACGATATAATACATAACCTTTTATTCATAACTTTATGTTGCACCAAGATTTCCTAATGCGTTTTTAACCAATGTATTAACTTGTCCTTGAACAACCACATTAGCTGGTAGAAGAATTTTATTTTGTGATTGGGTATGTGTAGCACCGTCCATTATTGTTCCATCTGCCATTATATGATAATTACCTATATAATTACTATTATCTTCTCTAATTGTAAGTTCATTTCCACCTGTATATTGGTTAGAGATTAATTCTAAATTTGGTCTAACTGCAAATTGAATTAAATTAGATAAATATTGTTTTATACCTCTAAATTCTCTATTAGTAAAGTTAACTAACCTTTCATTAGTATCCACAATTCCTGCAGTAATTACTCCATTTGGATTTCTAGTATCCCTAAGTGGACCAGTTATTTTCCAAAATACTTTTACTACTTGCCATAAAGCATAATTATATTCTCCACTTTGAGTAAATATATCATTATAAGTTGATTGGTTAATTTCTAATATACGAGATGGTGTTTCATTTCTTTTTTTAGCAAAATATCTTTCAATTTGTCCTCTTCTATAATCTTCACCTTTAGGTTGTGGAATAAATGCCGTTGGATTTTTACCGTATTCAAATAATTCTTGATTTTTGGGATTTAACCTTGAATATTCTAAATTATTAGGTGTGTTTGGAACTTGATTTGATAATTCATCTCTAGGAATAGTGGTTAATAACCTTTTAGTTGGTTCTAATGGAGTTTTTCCACTATAAATTTGTCCATTAAATAATTGATGATAAGGACCACTATAAGGTTTTCCAGTAGAATCAACAAATTCACCACCATTAGTGAATAAATTATTATTTGTTAATGATTTAGGTATATAAGTCATTAGTTAGGTCTTGATATTACTTGTCCTCTTAATATAGTGTACCATTTATTGTTTTCTACTTCATGGTTTATAGAAAATACAGCAAAATCAATTCTATCTTTATATTGTCTAGGTAATCTATTATTCGGTATTCTAAATACACTATAAGGTAAAATACCAGATATTCCATCTATTTTAATGCTGTATTCTATTGGAATAATAGTACTAGGTCTTTCATTAATTGCTGGGGTGAAACTAGGTCTGGCAATGTCTCCGATTAAACTTAAAGTTGTTACTTTTTTAGGTATTTTAATAATTTTATTTTGCAAGTCATTATATAAAGTAGTTACTTGTAAAATTGTTTCTTTTTTTATATTACCAAAACTATAAACATTTGCTAAATGGTTATATAACTTTTTATAAGGTAAATAATTAATTTTAGGTTCACCAAATATATCATTTTTTTCTATAGGAGCTATTTTTTCCTTTGCGAATCTATCTATAGCACCTCCACTAAAATACTGATAAGATAATACATCTTCAGAAAAGTCTTTTATTTTATCACTAGCTTGAGCCGCTATTACTAATTGGGATGCTAGTTTAGGAGATAATTTAGTATTAAAACTATAATCGTATATTAAAGAATTAGTACCAAAATTAGGAATAGTTACTATATCGTTTTCTTTAGATTCTATAGGTAATACATTTTCATCAATAATTCTTATACAATTACTATCTTTATCATGAAAAGGTCTAAATGAATTTACTTTACCTAAAGAGACATTAACACCATCTAAGATTTGAGTTATATAATCCATTAAATTCACATCAGGATCATTACTATTATTAGATAATCCTTTTAAAGTATTAATAGCAAAATCTAAATTAATTAAAATATTAAATAATTTGTCTTCAAAAGCAGGAATATTACGGGGATAATTTTTACTAGTTAGTAAATCTTTAGTTTTTAAATCAGGATATTCAATAAATATGTCATTAAAAAATAAATCTTGATAATCTAGAGTAGTAATATAAGGGATTAAACATTTAGAAGGATCTATACTGGCTCTTAAAGAGGGGGTTTTAATTATTGTATTATTAGGATTATAATCTAAATATACTACAGGCTTAGAATTACCTTCTGTACCTTCGGAGAAAATTCCAAAATGTTGGATTAATGTAAATAAATGTCCTAATGTAATATAAGTACAATCTGATTTTGAATCATCAATGGTTGAATCAGATGTATAAGCTTTATATAAATTACTACTAATATCAGGTATTTCAGTATCATAACCAGAAATAAATTGATGAGCATTTCCTTTTTTAACATTTATATTTTCACTTTGTATATTATCTCCAACAAACTTAGGACCTTTATATTTAGTTTTTTCGAATAATTCATTTAAATACCCTCTATAGGTTTTTCTTAAATCTTTATTTAAAATATATACAGCATTATCTAATCCAACTTCTATAAATTGAGTACTAACCTTTCCTTGTCTTTTTTCTACTTTTATTAAATCAGAAGCTTTTGTAACAAAACTTTTAATCCCTGATAGTACACTCTCTAAGTAGGAAGTATAATTTCCATAAGATTCATCTGTTTCGTCTGTAAAAATATCAAAATTAGTAGCACCTGCCGTATTAATCTTTAAAGATTCTACTATACCACCAGAACCCATTACTTGGATTTTACAATTATAAGAACCATCATTATTAGCTGTCCAATCAAAATTATAAACTTTACCTAATAAACATTCATAATTACCTTCTGTATTTTTTCTTTTAATTGTAGCTTGTTTTAATAATTCATCTCTATCATTTATTCCAAAAAAATTAATAAGGGATGGGTTTGATTCAAAAGTACCATCATTTTTAATATAGTTTGAATGCCCCCATTCTAAAAATACACTACATCCTAAACTCATGTAAAGTTTAGTCATTGTATCTAATTGTCCTAAATCATAACAAACAAATTCTATATCTGCTTGCATTAAAGTTTGCCATTTACCTCCTGTACCAATTGATACATTGGTAATACCAGGCATGGGTTTAAAACCTAAATCATCGTCTGTACCTTTCTTATAAGTTTCACTAAATCCTCCTCTTATATTTTGATTAGCACTTAAAGTTCCTCCTTGTAAAACATTATTTCTAGCTAAAGCAGAAGAATCTCCTATATTAACACTAGAACTTAATCTAAAGAAAATATTTCTATTAGTTAAAAATTGTAAAGTTTTATTATCCCTATTTTTATTAAAAAGAGTTTCACC